TTGACCCAAGAAGATTTACCGGATTGAATGGCGTCAATAGCCATATTTGCATATGATAGCATTTTTTGCTCCTTTAAAAGCGAGTTAATAATTTGTTACCCCGAAGGCGTAACGATAATCCTGCTTACTTAATACAGGGCCAACTAACGGGTGACAGTGCAATTGCCCGGACGCTTTTTACCGTAGCATCAAACGGCCCTAAGGTGGGCCTGTATTGTATTTATACGCTAAAACTACTGCCGCAGCCGCAAGTTGTTTTGGCATTTATATTTTTTTCTTAGAACCAATGTTATATTTTGGTATTAATTGCCAATCATTTTTCTCTTTGTGAGATAGGATTTTAATCTGTGAAATAAAAATTGGTTCAGGTTGTTGGACTTGTGCTTCGTTAACAACTTTGATTAATCCCCAATCTTGCAAAAGTATTGAAATTGCGTTCCTACGGGATAAATCGTTTTCTGATAAGTCTGTTGGTTTTCCATCAAGTGCAAACAATTCTTTAAAATGGACAATGTAATATTTGCCTTGTTTGTGTAAGATATGGCATGATTGGAATAATGTTTGGTCCTTCTTAGAAGCGACACCTATTCTTGTCAATGTTTCACGTACTTTTAGAAAATCGTCCGGTTGTGTTAAAGTTACTTCAACTAAGTCCTGTATTCCTATCATTATTAATTCCGCCTTTATTTGTTTTTGCTCTTATTTCAGCGAGTTGTTCTTCATTAAGGATACGGAGCGCATCTTTGGCTTTTTCATTTGAATAACCAAAATGTATCTTCACGCATTCTAAATCTTTTAGGACCTCTGATTTTTGCCACGGTTGAAATTTCCGTTTCATTGGTCTAATAGTATTTAGAAAATAGTGATATTGCATGTCTTTATCAAGTTCTGGATAGTTATTCATTTCACTAGCATACAAGATACAATCCATATGATAAGAGAGGGAACGATTAATCAAGAAAGGTTTGTAATCGTCATAGTACTCGCCTTCAAACACATTCTTCTTAGTCTGGAGAATGGAAGGAATAATCTCTTTGAATAAATCAGGCATATTAAAAACCCGAAACTGTATATTGCATCAAAACCTTGATTTCTTCATCTGACATTTTTTGAATGGGAACCAAAGCTTCTTGTTCACGAGGGACTAAAATCATATTACGGCCATCTCTAGTGGTGTAAGATGTTGTTTTAAAGTTTTTTGGCTCAGCTCTAAAAATCCATCCCGCCCACTTATCTTCATTTCTTGGTGGAGGAACAGAAACAAAATAAAGAACATCTACACCCCGGCACTTATTAAGTTGTTTGGGTAAAAATGTAAAAGCATTCTTCATAACAAAAGGAACTTGTGTCTTAACTTCAACTTTATATCCATCAACAAGCATATCTTTTTCACGGTCATACTTGTCCACAGAATGTTCAATCTTTAAATTTGAACCAAGAGAATTCAACATATTGGTTACAATCTTTTCACCAGCAAGTCCAAGTTCATTCATCTTTTCTTCTTGTGTCATCCATTTCATATCAATTCTCCATCATTACTTGAACTCACAATCGACCATAATTTCTGTCAGGCAAGCAATCATATTGATTTCATGGTCTGCAACAAAAGCTGATTGATATTGATATTTTGCAAGATGGAGAACTAACTGTGGAACAGAATTCGGTTTCAACAATTCATATAGGCTGTCATAAATCTTACGATAGATTTTTGTTGCGTCATGGTCAATATTCTGCGTAACCCACTTACGAGCAGCTGCAAAATCTTTTTCTTTCAATGCTTTAATTAGACCTGTAATCTGGACATCTGCAACAGAACCAAGAACGCCTTTATCAATAACACCAGAAATAGAGAAACGTTGGAGTTCATTTAGAATCCTACGATTGTCTGGAAAGTGTTTAGTGATTATGGCAACAACAACTTCTTTATCGTAAGTAACATTCTCCAGTGTAAGAATGTTTGTAATACGTTTGAGAAACTTTGATGCCATAGTAGCTTTAGAACCATTCAGTTTAAAGTCTACACAAGTACAACGAGAATGAATTGGATCGATGATCCTATTCTTAAAGTTACAAGTAAAGATAAACGAACAGTTGGATGCAAATTCTTCAATGGACGCACGAAGAATCGCTTGGGCATTCGGTGTCAGATAGTCTGCCTCATCAAGAATGATTACCTTACGGCCGCCCATGAGGGAAACAGACGAAGCATAATTCTTAATCTTAACACGGATAGTGTCAACACCATTTTCATCAGAACCATTGATTACGATATAATCACAACCAACTTCCAAACATAGTGCTCTTGCAACAGTAGTTTTACCAACACCTGCGGTGCCAGACAATAAGAGATTGGGAATCTCTTTGTGATTGACGAATTCCTGAAACGTTGCTTTCAGCGAATCCGGAAGAATACAATCTTCAATAGTTTTTGGGCGATACTTCTCCACCCACAACATATGATCGGCCATTCACAAACTCCATAATATAAAAAAATATAGTATAACACAAAACTTTGTTTGTGTCAACTAAAAAATGTTACCGTCAATCCATTCCCAACCAAGACACATAGCCATCATTTTACGATGAAACCATATTGGTTTTTTCACAATAGAAATACTCAACCCATAATTTCCACCAATTCGATAACAACCAGAATATTTTGGTGGTACATAAAAACTATATGGCTGATTGTTTACGTATATGGTTGAGTTCGCTTCACTCATTTTGCATCCTTGATGCCTTCAATTAGAGCTTCAACTTCTTTGAATTCTGCAACATCGGATGAAAGAGATTGTTTGAATTCATAGTTGGCAATTTTGCGAATAATCTTTTTTGGAAGATTTAATTCATCATTAGCCAAATCAAGGATATCTCCAATAGATTCATTGTTTGATTTTGTCCTATTCATACACAGGACAATCTCATCAATGTATCCCCTAAGAGATTTTAATTGTTTCTCATCAAATGTTCCAAAAAGAGTGTGTACTGAATTAGTCATTTTTCAACTCTGCCTGTAGTTTACCAACAACATCAAGAAAAGGTTCTTGTGTTGCTACATTACCATTCAACAAATTAATCATTGTCAATTGAACGCCTTCAGGATTCTTACCTTCAAATACAACAGCTACTTGTTTTGGATTTACAAAGATTGTGCCCTCTGTTTCGGCATCTACAAATGGAATTAACATTACATTATACTTTCATTTTTTTCGAATGCTACCCAATATTGAATATCATCCTTTGTGTTTTTAAAATGTGCAAAACCTTTGAAAGAAATTTGCACGGCATATTCACCTGGTACCATCTTAATGTTTTCTGTTTTGAAAACAATCTTGTATGATTTACCGTTACCTTCACCAACATTGATTGAGTTGGTGTGTTGTGCATCATCTTTTGCATCATAAGATACCAATTCAATGGAATTACCATCAGACTGTACTGATATGTTTGGAGAAGATAACACAGAAGATGCCTTCATAATGTCAGCATAATCTTCAGTTGTTAAAGTAAAAGAACAATCAACATCATCCAATTTAATTTCTTTATTTGGTGGTGTGATAATCATTTCTTTAGCAGCTTTACGGAATTTAGTCTTACTACGGCCAGAACTAAAAATAATATTTGCAGTATCAAAATCCAATTCTGTAGCACCTTTGAATAAAGAATATACAGACAAGAACTGGTTCAAATCATACACACAAAAGCTTTCTGGGAAATCATCCTTGAGAACTGCTTGTGCAAGTACAGATTTACCTGCTGAGATTGTGGTAAGTTTATTACCTTGTTTAAATTCAATACCCTGATTGATTGCTGAAAAGTTCTTCAGCACACTTAGGGTTTCATTTGATAGTTTCATCTTTTTTCTCCATTACAAAATTTTCATTGGAATACATTATATCATGTTCATACAAAAACATCAAGCAGCACATAGCGTGTGCTAAATGATGTATACCAGATTCGGTGTCCATAACTTCACCTTTTTTCCAGGCCCAAACATGTCTTTGTAGAGCATCAAAATACCTGCGTTTTGAATCAGGTACTTTTTTCCAATTATCACGTTCATATTTTTTAGCACCAAAAGTTAAAACTTTAACAGTTTCTTCTAGTGCTAAAGGTGGAAGTAAACCATATTCTAGTTTATTTGAATCGTATTTACGACCAGCTTCCAACATTTCAGGCATTACATTTCTCCAACATAATTTGCAACAGCAGGCATATCTCCATGGAAGTGATAGGTTCCAATGTGTGCTGTACGCATCCAAGGACATAACCAAATTGAACCACCCATGTTTCTCCACCACTGACAGAACATATAATCTTCTGATAGATAACGTTCAGAATCCTTATCAATTGTTGTATCAAAGTAAGCATGAATGTAACGAGTGCCATCGAAGTTTGCTTGGCCTACGTGGTCAGGTTTGTATTTTAGTTCAGGATACTGTGCAGCAAATTTTGGAAAAACTTCACGTTTAACCATCATAAAACCAGTACCAATTTCTAAAACTTCTAGTGGTTGTGTTACAGAAAATTGTGATGTTCCTTTAACAGGATTAAACACAAAATCGCCTGCTACTTTTTCTAACAGATTAGCTTCTAGAGAAGGATTCTTTTCAAGAGCTTTCTTGATAGATTTCCATTTAATTGCTTTTTTCGGATAAGGACCACCAATAACTTCTTTGTTGAGTGCCAGCATAGCAATAACATCTTGTGGACTAAAGTTAATATCTGAATCGATAAACAAAAGATGAGTACATTCAGAACGATATAAAAATTCATCGACCAAATAATTTCTTGCTCTTGTAATCAAAGATTCATTGAACAAAAAAGAGAACTTTACTTGGATTCCGTATTGCATACAAAGGCCTTGCAAGTCCAAACACGCTTTCATGTACAAACCATGATTCATGCCACCATACATTGGTGTTGCAACAAATATGCTGTACTTCTGAAGCTCTTCTTTTTTAATACTTATTTCCATGTAAACTCCATAAAATAGGGAAAGCCGCCCCTGAGAGTGGCTTAGGGATTGCTAATTAAGCAGTTAGTGAGTAACCAGTGCTCAATGCGGCTTGAACCAAAGCTTTGGTTGGTGTACCTAGACGGTAGAAAGAAATTTTACGACCATCTTCCAAGTACTTGGTGTTGGTGTAAATAACATTACCTTCTTGACGAAGTTCGTCAATACGTGCAGCAACATTGCTGATACCAAAACGTGCTTGCGCTTGTTTGGTTGTAAACGTGTTGTAACCATCAGTTTTCTTCAAAGTGTTCAACATGCGTTGTTTTGCGGATAATTTTTCCATAATATAACTCCTAATAATTTAAAAAACCTCACATTGCGTGAGAATCAACATCATACTATTATATATGATTTTTGTCAAGCGTATTTGTGGTATACTTAACTCATCTGCCAACTTGTGGCAAATATTTAGCCTTGGTTTCATCCCAAGACAAATATATTAAATCGTCATAGAAAAGATTTTCATATGACACTTTATTTTGTTTCTGTAATTGCCTAATACGGCCTTTGGCATACTTTGTTTTCCATATGTTGGCCAAAGTTTCTTCACTTGTATCGAAGGACTTAACCAACTCAGGATCACTAATTTCTTTGCGTAAGAATTCATTGGTGTTATTGTACAACGGAGAAAAGTAAATTCCACGTTGGTGTTCGGTACGAATCAATTCTTTTGGAATACCAAGTTTGGAATAAGCATAATTTAACGACCGATTTTTATGGTCACGTTTTAGTGGAAGTCCTTGTGGATTTTTTGCTTCCCACCATTCGAAGTATTTTCTTGGTTCGTTTTCTTTGATCCAATTAAATACCATGTTGCGAGTAGAACGAGAAGGTTCAAACGCAACTGATCCAGAAGAAAATCCCATTTTTTGCCAATGTTCCAGGCCATCATACTGAGAAAGTCCGTTGAGCTTAGTTTTTCCATATAATGACGTTGTAGTAACCCCAACAAGAGTGTCTCCATATCTTTCTTTCCAATCTTTTTGTACTGTATCTGCCAAACAAAGAAGCGCTAACAATTTACCGCCCATGTAACTATAACCAAGAGGTTGAAGTGGAACAATAGTAGAACCAATCGCTGTATGATTAATCATACTTTGTTGTGTCTTAACATCCCTAGACCATCCAATTGCACTGTCTCTAGGTGTAAGGTCAAGAAAGTCTGATGATATACAAATAACACCAAGGTACTTGCCAGTTACACCATCTTTGACTGTGTAGAATAGATTGCGACCAATATTTGAGTTGTTCTTCATTGTAGAAGAAAATGTACGGACTGCGTTCCATGTTTCTGCAAGTTCACCATTGGAAAGTTCTAATACAGGTTGCAGTTTCTCATAGTCATCAGGCCCAGTCGGCATCCAAAAGTTTTTCTTAACCTTTTCAATTATCGTAGCTTGATTCCTATCAACCAGTTGTTGTTCTTCACCATCAAATAAAGTAAA